AAGCCGCAGCTCTCGAGCTGAAGAAGGCTGCCGACGAAGTGAAGAAGCAGGGCGAAAAGGCCGAGCTCGAAATGAAGCGGCTCGGCGATCTGACCGCCGACACCAAAAAGTCGGCCGATGATGCGCTGATCAAGCACAATGAGATCGCCGCGCGGATCACGGAAATCGAGCAGAAGATGGCGCGGGCCGCAGAGGGTGGTACCAAGCCGAAATCGGTGGGCTATACCGTGACCGAAGCGCAGGAATTCAAGGATTGGGTTTCGCGCGGCGGCAAGGGCCGGTTTGTGATGGAGGTCAAAGCCATCATTTCCAGCCTGACCACGGATGCTGACGGATCGGCAGGCGACCTTATCGTGCCGATGCGTGTTCCGGGGGTGATCACCCCGGCGCAGCGCCGGTTGACGATCCGCGATCTGCTGACCCCCGGGCGCACCGGGTCGAATGCGATCCAGTATGTCAAGGAAACCGGTTTCACCAACAACGCGGCGACCGTGACCGAGACCGCTGGCACCGCGAAGCCGCAGTCGGAAATCAAGTTCGACATCGTGACCTCGGCTGTGACCACGATCGCGCATTGGGTGCTGGCAACGAAACAGATCCTCGACGATGTGCCGATGCTGCAAAGCTACATCGACGGGCGTCTGCGCTATGGCCTGATGCTGGCGGAAGAGGCGCAGCTGTTGACCGGGGGCGGCACGGGGACGGACCTGAACGGCATCTACACGCAGGCCAGTGCCTATTCGGCGCCGATCGTGCCGAGTGCGGCAGGTGTCCTGACCAAGGTTGATGTGATCCGTCTGGCGATGCTGCAGGCCGCGCTTGCGGAATATCCGGCGAGCGGGATCACGATGCATCCGTCCGACTGGGCCGATATCGAGCTGACCAAGACCGACGATGGCGCCTATCTGTTCGCCAATCCGCAGGGCGGCAGTGAGCCGCGCCTGTGGCGTCTGCCGGTTGTCGAAACGCAGGCCATGACCGTCGACAAGTTCATGGTCGGGGCTTTCCAGCTTGGGGCGCAGATTTTCGACCGGCAGGATGCCACTGTCGAAATCTCGACCGAGGACAGCGACAACTTCCGCAAGAATCTGGTCACGGTGCGGGCGGAAGAACGGCTGGCGCTGGCGGTGTATCGTCCGGAAGCCTTTATCAAGGGCGATTTCTCGGACGCGCTGGCGGCGTGATCGGCGCGCATTGAGGCCTGACGGTCCCCGGGAACGGGGGCCGTTGCCATTTCGGAGGGACACATGCGCCTGATCCTGAAAGACATGATCACGATCAGCAGCATCCGATCGCAGGTCTTGCGCCCGGGTGAGGTGATCGAGGTCGGCGAGACAGAGGCCATGCATTTGCTGGCCCGCCACCCCGGCGTTTTCGCGCCGGATGAAAACCGTCCGGCAGCCGCCGTGACAGAACAGAAACCCCGGCGCGGCAGGAAGGCTGCGCCCGTGAAGGAGCAAGACGAATGATGCAACGAGTTCGGGTGCCGATCACCACCGCTGCCGATGGCAGCGCCACGGCCTATTCGCCGCGTCTGTCCGGAAAGGTCCACTCGGTCCACTATGCCAAGACGGATTTCGCGGATGGCGTCGATTTCACGGTGACCGCTGAGGCCACCGGCGAGACGATCTGGGCGGAAAGCAATGTCAACGCCTCGGCCTCGCGGTATCCGCGCGCGGCGACGCACAGCACGGCAGGCGTGGCCTCGCTTTTTGCGGCGGGTGGCACGGCGGTGCAGGATGCGGTTGCCTTGGGCAATGACCGGATCAAGGTCGTCATCGCGCAGGGCGGCAACGTCAAGACGGGTGCTGTGACCTTCCTGGTGGACCTCTGAGGTCGAGCGCATGAGCACTGAGCCCGCCCGGATTTCGCGCGCCCTGACAGGTCCAGTTTCGCTGGACCTGTTCCGGGGCCATCTGCTGATCACCAACGCGCTGCAGGACACGGTTCTGGAATCCTATCTGGCGGCGGCGGTGGATTATGTGGAAACTAAAGCCGGGCGGGCGATTTCGGACAGCACATTTGAATGGGTGCTGGATGGTTTTCCGGATGGGCAAATCGTCCTGCCCATCGGGCCCACGAGATCGGTGGCATGGGTAAGGTATCTGGATGCCGATGGCGTCACCCAGACGATTTCTGTCGATGATCTGCTAATCGATCTGTCGCAGGTCGAGGCGCGGATTTCTCCGCTTGAAGAATGGCCGGAGGCCGCTGACCGCATTGCCAGCGTCACGGTGCGCTGGACGGTTGGCGCGGCCTTCTGCCCGCCCGCCCTGCATCAGGCCGTGCTTTTGCTGGCCACGCATTGGTTCGAGAACCGATCGGCAATCGCCGTGGGTGATACCGCAACGGAAATCCCGTTGAGCGCGCAGGATCTGATCAAGGCTTACCGGCGGTTTGCATGACTATCGGCGGCATGGACCAGATGATCACGCTGCAGCGGCAGATCGAAACGAGCGACGGCATCGGTGGGTTTACCAAGGTCTGGGGGCCGATTCCTTTCGACCCGGATGTCTGGGCGCAGGTTTCGGTTCGTGCCGGAGGCGAGGTGCAGGAGGATGGTCGCATGAATGCGCGGCAGAGCGCGCGATTTGAAATCTGGAATCGGGCCGACCTGAGCGAGCTGAACCGCATCCTGTGGAACGGAGAGGCGTGGAACATCCGGTCCGTTCTGCGGTCATCCAGCCGCAGGGCCACAATCATCCTTGTCGCAGAGCGCGGGGTGATTTCGTGAGTGTCAAGGTGCGCGGGTTGAAAGAGGCCCTGCATATGCTGGAGGTGGCGCTGCCAGAAGAGGCGCGCAAGTTGAACCGCGAAGTGGCCAAAGATGCGGCGCAGATGATCGTGGATGAGGCCAAGCCGCTGATGCCGCGCGGGCGCAGCGGGCGGTTGCAGCGGGGCGCCTATGCCAAGGCCGAGCCGGAAAGTGGCAGGTTTGCGCGCGCCTCGGTCCGGGTGCGCAATGCTTTCTATTGGCGGTTTCTGGAATACGGCGACGGCCCGGATGGCGTCGAACATGCCTTTTTCCTGCGCGCCAAGGAAAAGGTCATGAACTCGGGCGCCCCGTTTGCCAGTTTTGCCAAGCGGCTGACGGCCCGCCTGCGGAAGTGGAAATAAGATGAGTGCCGAGACGGCTGTTCAGGGGGCGCTTTACAGCGCCCTTTCCGCGCTTGGGCTGCGGGTTGTCGATGCGGGCCAGCAGGCAGCGGACGGTGGTTTGTCCACCGCATTCCCCTTTGTCGAGATCGGCATGGTCGTCATGTCGCCTTTCGACACCGCCCGTGAAACCGGGCACGCCTTTGTGGCCCGGATTCACACGCGCAGCGCCAGTGCGTCCATGGCCGAGACGAAGGGTATTCAGGGGCAGATTTATGACCGGCTGCACCGGGGAAACCTGACCGTGACCGGCCATCACTTCATCCTCCTCCAGCGAGATCGGAGCGAGGTTCTGCGCGCGCCATCCGGCGCGTTTCACGGGGTCTGCGAATATCGCGGCCTAATCGAAAAAACCTGATCACAGGAGGCCATCATGGCAAAAGCAGCGGGGCGGCTTGCCGTCCTTTCGAAGAACAGCGTTGCCATTGGCGGCGTGAAGGTTGTGGGCATGAAATATGCCGGCGAGCCGATCGATGTCACGGACCGTGACAGCAACGGTATCGTGGCGCTGTTGTCGGTGGCCAAGACGCAGCAGCTTACCCTTTCGGTCGAGGGGTTTGAAAAGGACGCGGTGCTGCGCGATATCGCCTTCACGCCGGGGACATCGAAGCTGCTGACCGATCTGACGTTCAAGTTCGCCGATGCCCTGACGGGGGCCGATACGATCAGCGGCAACTTTTTCATGACGTCCTACGAAAACAGCAACCCGGATAATGATGCGTCCAAGTTCAGCTGCGAATTTGTCTCGTCCGAAGGGTGGACGCTGGGCTGATGGGTGACATTATCCTGAAATTTCGGGGTCAGGAATTCAGCATTCCTGACAGCCGTGCCTTTGAGGCGGGCGAGGCGGTTGAAGAGATCGCCTCGCTGATGGAGGTGAGCAGCTGGCACCGGCGGCCCAAGTTTCACAAGATGGCGCGCTGCGTTGGGGCGCTGCTGCGGATGGCAGGCAGCAAGGCGAGCGACCGCGAGGTTCATGCGGACATGATGGCAGGGTTCAGCGCAGGAAATGCCGCTGAACATCTTGGCGCGCTGAATATGCTGCTGTCCGTCATGATGGATGGCGCCCCGGAGGCCAAGGGCGGCGCCGAGCCGGGAAAGCCGCAGGCCGCTTCGTAAAGTCGGCGTTTCAGATCGCCGTCCGCCATCTCGGGGTGCCACCCTCCGAGTTCTGGCGCATGAAGCCGCGCCACTTCTGGTGGCTGGTTGACACAATCGAGAAGGCCAAGCCCGGCGGATCTCTGACCGCCGAGGAAAGCGCAGAACTGAAGAAAATGCTGGCGGATGCGACAGCCAAGGAAGCCAAAGAGAGGGTCTGAATGTCCGGTCAAGGCGACATTGTCTATGAGATCGGCGGTGAGGTCGACGGTCTTGTGGCTGCCGGTCAGGATGGCGCCCGATCCCTGAAGGATCTGGAAAAGCAATCCCGGTCACTGTCCAAGGAAATCGACCGGATCGGCAAAGTTGCGGTCGGTTTCCAGCGGCAGGTCAATGGTTGGGTCGGTGTCAACGAGCGGGTTTCGAAATCGGCAAAGGAAAGCGCCAAGGCCTTTGCCGAGTGGGAGAAGTCCCGCGCCTCAATCGACAGTCTGCGCGCCTCGATCGACCCGCTGTTCGCGGCGTCGATGCGCTATGAGAACGCGCTGCAGCAGCTTGATCTGGCGCTGGACAAGGGTAGCATCTCGGCGGATTACCATGCCCAGATGGTCAAGAAGGTCACCGCGGCCTATCTGACGGTTGATGCCGGGCCTCTGGAGGTTGTCGGGCGGAAGTCTCTGCTGGCCGGGCAGAATGCGAAAATGTTTGCGATGCAGCTTTCGCAGGTTGGCCAGCAGTCGATGGTCACCGGCAATTTTGTGCAAGCGCTGGCCATCCAGTTGCCGGATATGGGTCTGGCATTTGGCGGCGTCGGTGCGATGGCTGGTCTGCTTGCGGGCGTTGCCCTACCGGCGCTGATGACGGCGTTTGGGAATACCGCTGATCAAGCCTCCACGATGCAGACTGCGCTGGACGATCTGGACAAGATTCAATCCGGCATCACGGAATCGCAGGACATCCTGAAAATGTCGCTGGGTGAACTGATCGAGAAGTATGGGCTTTATGCGTTGCAGGTCAGGGATGCGGCGGCGGCTCTGCTCGATCTGCAGATTGCACAGGCGCAGGTGAAGCTGGACGAAGGCATTTCGTCGGCTTCTGAAGAGATGAGAAAGTACGCGGCGCGAATGGATGCCGCCGCTGCCTCTGCCGAATATCTTGCCGCGCTGGACTGGGCCTCGCAGGGCATTGCCGTCGATTTGTCGGCGCAGGTTACCGCAACGGCCCAGAGCATCGAAAATCTGATCCGCGATCTGAACGTTTCGCGGGATGAGGCGATCCGGCTTGCCGATGCTTTTGCGCTGGTGCGGGATGCGGCCTCATTCGAGGATCGTCTCGCGGCACTGCGAAACCTGAATGGCCTGATCCAACAGATCGGTGTCGATCTGAGGACGCTGCCGGAAGGATTGCGGCAGGCGTTGATCGAGGCGGGCCAGCTGAACATCAAGATGGGGGAAGTCAGCGGCTCGGCCGGAGTGCTGTCTACCCGGGCGCGTGAAGCGCTGGCTGCCATTTCCGCGCTGGCCGGATCCGCACCGGGGGCAGGATGGCTTGCTGGGGCGATTGGAGACGCAAAATCTCTGGTCGGCACGCTGTGGGAGGCCGCGCGCGCCAAGGCTGCGGCCTTGGACGAAGGCGGCATGACAACGGGCAGCACAACTTGGTGGTATGGGCAAACGGTGGATGACATTCTGCCGCCAGAGCCGGGATTTGCGCCAGCGAACGGGGGCGGTAATCGTGGCGGTGGCGGTGGCGGCGGCGCAAACCAATACGCGCAGCGGATCGAGACTATTGTGAACTCGCTCAAGACCGAGCGCGAGTTGATCGAAGAATGGTATCAGGAGTCGCTTGCGCTGCTGCAGGGCGCGAATGATGCCGAGCTTGAGGTTCTGGGCGGCAAGTATGCCGCGATCGAGCGCCTTGAGGCCGAGCATCAGGAGAGATTGGCCGGGATACAAGGCGCTGGCGCCGAGGGCCGGTTGGGACAGGCGGCCAATTTTTACAGCCAACTTGCCGATGCGACTCAGGCCGGTCACGGCGTGCTGGGGCGCATCCACAAGGCGGCCCAGATCGCCGAGGCGATTTCCAGCGCCAAAGCCTCGGCCATCGCAGCATGGGAGCACGGCATGAAAACCGGGGGGCCCGGCCTTGCTTTGCAATATGCGGCTCTGTCTGCCGTAAAGACTGCCTCGATGATCAGCGGGCTCATTGGCAGTGGCGGCGGCGGTGGTGGCGGGGCTGGTGGTCTGCCTGCCGGTGCTGCGGCTGAAGGGCATCTATGTCATCCTGGTGACCTTTGCTTTCGGTCAGCTCTGCCTGCAGATCGTCCTAAACCAGCGCGAGCTCACCGGCGGCAATTTCGGCCTGGTGCAGATACCGCCGCTGGAGATCGGCACCTTCTCGTTCCGCGACCACCAGAACATCGGCTATTACTACCTGGCGCTGGCGATACTCGGCCTCACCGTCGCGGTCGTCTCGTGGTTCGCGCGATCGCGCTTCGGCTGGCGGGTGGTCGCGCTGCGCGACAATGAACCCTATGCGGTCAGCCGCGGCGTGCCGCTTTCGCGCACGCGATTGCTGACATTCGCCTTGAGTGCCGTTTTCCCCGGGGCGATCGGCGCGGTCTATGCGCAGTATGTCCGCTCAGCGAGC